AAACCAGCAGTTTGTGTGCCTGCTCCTGCTAAAGCATATCTCGCCGTTCCCATAGTTCCACCAGCAGCCCACGCACCACCGATATTTAAATTACTCTTAAATGTTCCCGAAGTTGTATTATACCAAATTTGTCCTTCAATATCGGAGCTCGGATCTGAACTGTAGTTCTTAACGTATTTACCAAAAATTTCTTTGTATGTTGTCATATTATGATGTTGTTATTTTTTTAACTGCTAGTGTTGCTCCTGTAAATTCTTCTGTAATAGTAACTCCTGGAGGTGGATTTCCACCAAACGCTAAACCATCTATTGAAGTACCTGCTCCTGCTAAACCATATCTTGCAGTTCCTAATGAAGTGCTTGTTGTCCAAGAAGATCCATTATATAGTTCAGTTGCTCCTGAACTACCTGGAGTAAAACCACCACAAGCAATTGCAGCTGTTTGAGTTCCAAAACCTGCTAAAGCATATCTTGCCGTATTTAAATTTCCTCCTGCTGTCCATGTTGATCCATCATATTCTTCAGTTAAGTTTGAAACAGGTGGAGGTGAACTTCCTCCAAAAGCAAGTCCAGCTGTTTGTGTACCACAACCTGTAAGATCACCTCTACTTGTATTTAATCCTGTTGGATTATTTGACCATGTTGATCCATTATATTCTTCAGTTGCTGCTGTATTGCCTGGAGCAATATAACCACCTGCTCCAAAAGCCGCTGTTTGAGTTCCTCCTGATGCTAAAAAACCTCTTGATGTATTTAAATTTCCTCCTGGTCCCCAACTTGTACCATCGTATTCTTCTGTAGAGTTACTAACTCCTAATGGTGCTCCACGAAATCCTCCAAATGCTAATCCTGCTGTTTGAGTTCCTGCTCCACCTAGACCACCTCTTGCTGTTGTTAAATTTCCACCAGGTCCCCAAGTAGATCCGTTGTATTCTTCTGTAGAACTGGTTAATCCAGGATTGTAAGATCCAAAACCAAGAGCTGCTGTTTGAGTGCCTGCTCCTCCTGGATATCTTTTTGCAGTCGTCATGTTACCACCAGCTGCCCAAGCAGCAAGTGTTAAATCATAACCTTTCAAAACTCCAATTGTATTATTATACCAAATTTGACCAAGTTCTGGATTTGTAGGATCTGATGATACTGACTGAATTGCAGTACCGCGTATTTCTTTAAAGGTTGTCATTCAAACCTCCTTAATTATTCTGTAATAGCCAACCTTGAGTATTATCCGTAAACACTAATGTAAGTCCAGCTCTTTCAGTTGCGACAGTTAAATCCGTTGCCGAACCTTGAATGGGTTTGCCATTTCTTGCAATGGTTAAATTATTTGTGTCAAATGTGCCAGCGTAATCAATAATAGATACAAAGTCTCCAAGGACAGGAGATGCTGGTAATGTTGCTGTGATTGTTGTTGAAGTTGTGTCTATAAAATAACCTTCTCCTGCTGTAACGTTAAAGTTTGAAGTTTTAACCGCTTGCCACGAAGCGCCGCCAGAAATATCTCCAAAGGATGCTGTAGTTCCATCTGTTGTTAACACTTGTCCAGTAGTACCCATAGTAATACCACCGAATGAACCATTATTATTAAATTGAATTTGTTTATCTGTTCCGCCTGGTGTTGTATCTGGAATCGCAGCGATAACTGAAGTTGTAGCTGGATTTACGATTACATAGTTTTTAGAACCTGTTTTAACAGTAACGGTTGTTGAACCTCCAGAAGATATAATAGCTGTTCCACCTGAATTGTTTATGATGACATAATCTTTTTCTATATTTGGAACTGAAACTGTAACTGTTGTTGCTGATAATGAACCTGATAAAATAATTGTTTTATTTCGTCCAGCTTCATCTGTGAATGTCGTAGAAGTTGCATTTGATGTAAATGCTAATGTCGTATTTCCTGTTAGTGTTATTGTTACAACACCTGAAATCGCATTATCTATTTCTTGTAAATTGACGTTAGTTAATTCTCCCCATGTTCCGGAGTTTTCGCCAGTCGCTTGTAGGTTTAAACCTAAATTACTAAATGTACTTGCCATATTAGATTCTCCATATCACTTTTATTGTTATATTTCAATCCAATTTTGTCCTGTGATTGGATTTATAGCAGACCAGCTTTGACCTGTTGTTGGATTTATAATATTCCAGCCATATATAATAGGGCTTCCTGAACCTACTGTCAATTGATTTGAGGAAGGTATTATTACCTGATCTGTTGAAAGTATTACATTTCCAACCCCTACCGTTACTTGATTTCCTGTAACAAAATATCTTGATTCTATGTTAACAGTGCCTACATTAACCGTTACACTAGAACCAGTTGCTGTGACTCCTAATCCTAGTGAAAAAGTAGGATTACCAACTTGAACATTAACTTGATTACCTATTACATCTATAAAATTTTTACCACTTATTTCAACATCTCCTACAGATGTGACAACACTTGAACCTGTTGCTTGAATAACTGTTGGTAATTGAATAACAACTTGCCCCGTTCCTATTTGAACGCTTGAACCAGTTACTGTAAATACATCATCTAAACTAAATGATACTGTTCCAACATTAATATCTAATTCTTCACCAACAACTGCATCTGTTACTGATCCACCAGCAAGAATATTTGGACTTTGAACAAGTAAATTTAATAAATTTGTGGTCGCATCAACATTAGATTTTGCAGTGACAATGGCATCACCAATCGTTAATGTTAAATTATTTCCGGTAACTTCTACAATTGCTTTACCAGCAAATGTAATAGTACCTGTTTGAACTTGTAAATTATTTCCGGTTAAAGCAACTTCTGCTTTACCTACTATAGAAATGGTTCCTGAATTTAATGATAGAGCATCTATTGGAACTGATTGATTCCACGCTCCTTCGCCCCACGTAACTCTGCCCCAACCTTGTGCTACACCGACTTCAACAACTACATCAGTAGTCTGTTGACCCCATTCGCCTTGACTCCATGGATGTATGCCCCAAGTATTATTAGCCATAATTTTTTATGGCGAACTACTACGATATTCTCAAGATTGCGCTTGTTGAATTCGCTGCTGGGAACTGAATAGTAAAGTCGCCGTTCGTTGAAGTTTTATCACCACCGAAATCTAATACTACAACTGCTTTGCTTCCGTTGGATGTATTATAGATTAACGCACACGCTGCAGTAATAGTTGCTGTTGTAAAAGTTACATCGTTAAAATCTACGAATGCAACATTCTGTGCAACTGTTGGTGAAATATTTACAAGAGTTGCTCCTGTAGCAGTATAACCTGTACCTGTTACTTCAACACTTGATCCGATTGTTGCGTTATAAACTGTAGTTGTTGCTGCTGCAAAACCTGAAACGGTATTGTATAAAGCTAATTTAAATGTATCGCCTGTAGAAGCTGTAAAATCGTGAATCGCTTCAAATAATTCTTCTTTAAAACTATCTGGTACTATGTTTGCCATATTAACTCCTTATTATTTACTTGGTGGCGGCGAGTCTACTACAACTCTAGGTTCTCCGTCAACATATTCGTCTCTTCTTCTTCTACCTGTCTGTTCAACACCAAATGATTCTCTGGCTTGTTGATAAGATTGTTCATACACTTGTATCATATTATCAGGACCTTTCAAGTATTTATATGTTTCAACTAAAGAACCATAAAGAAGTAAATCTTGGGCAAAAGTAGATATATAAGTCGTTGAAGTTGCTGAATTACCAGCAGTTATAGAAGTTCCTTGTGAATAATAAGCAATATTAATTGCATAAGTTGTATTAGGAGTGGGAGCTACAAACCAAGTAGTTTCATTCCAGTTTGCCCAATATCTAGGTTTATCATAATAAGTAGAAGATAATGGAAGATTATTAAATTCTGCCATGTAAGAACTATCTTTTTGTTCTAATGTAGAAAATTCTCCATTTGGAGAAATCATTTCAACATATCTAATATTACGAAGTCCTGATGGTACAGAAATAGTTGTTGTTCCTGCAGTAGTTACTGCTGATGCATATAATCTAAAAGCATCAATATTTAATTCTCTATAAATTCTATTTTCAGTATTTTGTACAATTACAGAAACTGTAGAATCAGATAATCCATTACTATCTACTTCTGTATAATTTCTAATTTGAGTTACTAATTGTGAATACGTTAGTGCCATATTATATTGTCTCCGCTGTCGCCGATCCGCCGCCAATGGTTGTCGTTAAAGAACCAGTTCCTGACGATGCGTTAAAACGATAATTATCTAAATTAACAACTGTTATACTATATCCAGTTGACGTTGTTAAGACTGATTGTTGAAATCCTGAAGAAGTTAAAAAAGCATTCACCACTGTTAAATTTTGAAATCGAACAGTATTACCTGTAAATTTGCCATGATTTGGTTGATTCACTTGTATTGTAGAACTACCTGCTGTAACTTCAAAAGCATTATTAGGGAGTGCAACTGCAGAAGGACCAACTGAAGGTTGTCCACCAAAGTTCCCGCTCGCGCTCGCGAGAGTCTGTCCGTTGATTGTATATTGATTAGTATTAACTACTGTTAATGAAAATCCAAGTGTTGTATTTAACATTGCATTAGTAAATCCATTTACCGCATTTACATTTGTAAATATAATTTTATTTCCTGTCGTTTTTTCATGACCTGGTTCATTAACTAAAATAGTAGAACTACCTGCCGTTGATAGTAATGGATTAAAAGCTAATAGCACAACTGATAATGGCTCTACACGATCTGGTCGTGCGTTGAGCAATCCTTGCGGATCGTTGCCTGGTACTTTCGGTTCTAATTGAGGTTGTTTAGGTTCGTATTCTGTATAATGAACAAATGATCCATTCCACTCGGTTACCATTTCGTCGTACGGGAATCGTTGGCCAGATCTATCTGATATGGCGTAAGACTTCTTACCTGTAGCAAAAGTTGTCATTATACACCATCTCCATAGAATGTTTTTGGTGATATAAATAACGAGGTGCGTTGACCGTCTTCTTGTAAAGCTCTTTGTAATTCATCTTCATAAATTAATCTTAACATATCTGTTTTTTCAGGTTTGTAAGTAATGCTTAAATAATAAGCAAGTCCTGAAGTTAAACATGGTAAAAATCTAAATACAACATCTGGAGTATTTGTATATCTTCCACCATCTTCAATTCTTGCAAGATAATAAAATCTTAATTGATAATTGCTTGGTGTTGATGAACTAGAAAATCCAGATCCTGGTGTTTGATATAAAAATATACTTGGGCTGTATGTTCTTTGAACATAATATTGAGAAGGTGTTCCTTGTGATAATTTATTAGGTAGCGCTGCATATGCAGATCTATCTATTTTAGTTAATGAGGTATCTGTTGGTAATGAAGCATTAGGTGAAGTATTATTTCTAATATAAGCTTCTAATACATCGTTAATATCGTTTGGATAATTTGCAGGATCACTAGTATAGCTATATTCAGCTTGGCCCAATACTAAAGGGATCGTGGCTAATTTTACTTTCCATAAATGAACGCCTCTATTATCCCACTCCGATAATAAAATATTTAAATTTCTTCTTGCTACTTTTAATTGATTACCTGATCGAGTTGATCCAATACCTACACGTCCATAAGCTTCATCAAAAAGCTCATCTAATTCAAGATTGAAACTTGTAGTTCCGGAAGTAGTCATCTACTCTCCTACTTGTCTATAAATAATATCGCCGTTAAAGATGAAGCGTTAGCTGTTACACCAATACCATCTACAATTCCAGTTCCATTATTTTGAGCATATAAAACTCCGTCCTCTGGAATATTTAAAGTTTCAGTTTGCCCTGCTCCAACAGATACTGTAAAAAATACTTGTGTATTAGTTGAAGAACTAACAGTTGTAGCATTTGCTAAACCATTAATAACTAATGTTCCTGAACTTCCTGTTGATTGAACAACATATCCTCGAAGTCTTGTTCTTCCAGTAAAAGCAACTGCACTAGCAGCAGCAATATAAACTGGTTTTACATCACTTTTGTAACTCATTTTATCTCCTTATATTAATAGAGCTCCCGAAGGAGCTCCATTAAAAATTAATTAAGCTGGACCTATTTCACCAGGTTGTGCAGTTTGGTCAGCAAATGTATATACAAATACACCTGTAACGTTTCCTGAACCTGCTGTGCTTCCAACATTAGCAACAACTGTTGTATTAGCTGGAAGACCAGTAGCAATAACTGAAGCTCCAGTCATTAATACTGCTGCTCTAGCACCAACAACTAAATTTTGTGCAATACTAGTTGCATTAGCTGCTGAACCAAAATTAATAGTTGCAGTTGTAGTTGTTCCTGCTGCTGTTAAAACTATAAAATTAGTTGGTATAGCTCCTTGTGGTAACACGAATGGAGCGTTAGCGTTTACTGTTGCTCCAACAGACACTGCAGTTGCAGTTGCTGTTGAACTCAAGAAAGTAATAACTTCAGAAGCAATTAGAGTTCCTGGTGTAACACCAGAATTTCTATCTTCTCCTCCGTAAGTTCTTACGTATCCTTGAAATGTACTTTTTGTAGTCATCTTATTATCCTCCTATTAATCCAATGCAGTCATTAGGCAATGTCGACTATACGCGTCTACATCAGATGTTAATGTATAGTATGTTAAATATAGCTTAATTTTTTAAAAAGAGCAAGAGGTGGCTTAAGTTTCTCTCACTTTTATTCCAATTATATAACTAGTTTAGCTAGCTATAAATGCTGGATCTTCTTCTTCGCTTAAAACAAGGTTATTTTCTTGTCTAGCGGCTTCAAGATCCTGTTGAAGAATTTGTCTTTTGACTTCCTTCAACTCAACGTCTAACCACTGCATATCAGTCGTTAGTTTTCCCTGTTCAAGATAAGACTTGTTCCACTGTGATTCCAAGTCTATTTTCTTGGCCAGAAGTGATTGGGACAATGATGTCACGTTCAACCTCCTCATAGGTTATATAGAAAAAATTACTAATCTGTTTAGGACTAATCATTTTTTCTAATTGCTCTTTACTTGTTTTTCCCAGAAAGTCAAGTACTTTCTGATGTAACATTTCTGTAACAGAAATAGGTTCAGATTCCAATGTAAATTGGATTTTTATGCCTTCTAGAAATACTTTTATTAGGTAGGTTTTCATCTTCTCACGGATGTTATTATAGTGAATTATAGGGCGAGTCAAGCCCGCCCTATAATAAAAGTCTTTACGCTGATCCTGATGAACCGAATGCACCTCTAGGGTCAGAAAAGCCGAAGCTGTATCTTTCTCTAGCTTTGTATCTAACGTTACCAGTTTCAAAGTCACCTTCCATCGATGTTCTGATAGGAGATCTTTCGAAATACTTTAAGCCATTTGGTACATCTGTAATGATAAAGAATGCATCAGAGTCAGTTAAGAAATGGTTCACAACATAACCTTGTGGAATCATTCCTTTGTTTTTGATTGCATTGATATCATTGTCAGCTGTTCCAACTCTACCAGCAGAAGACATTAATCTGTCTGCAGTAAATTGTTGTTCAGAAGGGATGATTAATTTCATTCCTTGAGCAGCAATTTTTAAACCTCTTTCATCTGTGAAAGCAGCGATGTCAATTAAAGACTGCTCTAAAGATGTTTCATTTAAATCAGCTTGTGTTGCAAGCGTGTTTCTAAATGTTCCAGAGATTGTAGCGTGAGTCGTAGAGAATAAAGGAGATCCGTCACCACCTAAAAAGTTAGTGCTGAATCCATTATTCAATACGTTAGCCGCAGTTACCTGCTTTGTATTCGCCATTGATCTAGCTAATGCTTTTGTATATCTAGACGCTAGTCTGTCATACAAGTTATCCTCGATCGCTTCTTCAGTGATCGCGAATGCAAGAGCTATAGTGTTGTGCGTATATCTAGCAGTGAAAGTTTCTTGTGCCTGATCGTAGTTGACACCAGATCCTTCCGCTTTGATGGCAGCGTTGCCGAAACCTGATAACATAACTTCTTCTTCAAAAGCTCTGTCAGATGTTTCTTTAATGAAGATTTCTTCATGCTCGCTGTCATAACGTTTATATTCAAGTCCAAACAGAGCGTTTAAACCTGGTTCTAGTTCTTTAACTAGTTGTGATCTTGAGATAGCCATAGTTTATATTCTCCTGTTATAGTAATTGAGTACCTTTAGAAACTCTAACAATGAAATCTTCATTAGTTACAGCTTCTTCGTTACCTACAAATGGTGAAGTATTCACCACTGTCACTTGACCAGCACTTGCCGCTGCTGAAGTTCCTAAATCAAGGTAAGCGCCTGAAATACCTGTTACAGTATTACCTGCTGCATACACTTGTTTAAAAGTTACTCCAACTGCAGTAGTTCCTAGAGCAGTTCCTGTAGATTTAACAAGGTACAATTGGTTAGGGTCATTAATTACATACGCCTGAATTTCACCCTGTGTGATATTCGTTTGCGAGTAAAAATTTGACCATTTTGGTTTTTTTGTTGATGGGTCTGATTCTATCAAGCAACCATTGAATACACCAAAAATACTAGTAAGAACTGAAGTATCAACTACGATAACTCCACCAGTAACGTTTAGCTTAACAAGGTCTCCTTGAAAAATAGACGAGCTGTAGTTGTCCACGATCACATATTGATCTTGTCCGCCTGCAGCTGGGTTCCCACCAAGTTTGCCTAACGGTCTAAAACCGAAGGCAGCTGTTGAGTTTGCCATATTTATTTTCTCCTTAAGTTTATTTTAAACTTTGTGGTTAGGAATTACTAAATAATTAGTTTTTCTTTGAGCCACCAAAAGTTACACGAGTCTGCCTATCTTTGCTGATGGGCATACTTGGATGCTGTTCCTTAAAAGGATCGTTTGCAATAGCTTCTTCTCGGTCTTGAGTTCTTTTTGCAAAGTACTCTTCGCGAGATTTTGCGATCTCTTCAGGTATCCTAGCCAGCAATAGGCCGCCAACTCCAATGACTCCTGCGTATTTTCCGTCTTTGACTGCTGGGTAATTAGAATCCGGATATTCATCCGATCTAACAAATTCCCAACCAGATCTCAATTTGCCTGAAATGTTCTTCGTATCATCGAAGCCAGCACTTTCGGCTCTTATCCATCTATGTCTAAATCCGTCTGGCGCAGGTGGTGCATCCAGAGATGATGGTGGAGTCCAAACTTTAGGTCTATCTGTTTTAGTCCTAGTTTCGCTCGCACGGGAAGTCTTAATTGTATTTTTTTCGTTTACCATATGCCTATACCTCCTTCGTGGTTAAATGTTTCGCATATTCTTCAAGTGGCACACCTAATCTTTTAGCAATTGCTACTTGTGATGGTGTGAGTCTCACAGTTTTTTTGCGTCCTGATTGGCTAGGACGATTAGCCGAAGCTACAGTTTGAGCAGGTTTTGCTCTTTCCGTAGTTGTAGTTGTATCCTTTGTAGCAAATTTGTGGGGAAATTCAAGTCTTATTCTCTTATCAATTTCCTCATAATATTCATCACTTTTTGGATCTATACCTTCTTCTTCTACAAGTTTTTTATGTAGATCAAACGCAGTGTAAGTCATTGCGGAGTCTTGACCAAACCAATTATTTCTAGCTGCCCAATCTTCTGCTTTAGGATCTACTCGTGCAGTTTGTGCAGTTTGTTGTGGTGTGATTGTAACTTCTTTTTGTCTAGCTGCAGAGTCTTCTTGAGCCGCTTTCATACTTCTTAATCTTACAGCTTCCATAGTTAATTCAGCAATTTGTTGCTGTGCATTAACTTGACCATCTACATCTTGATTATCGATTGCTGCTTTAAGAGCTATTTTAGCATTCGCTAAACTAGAATTAACTCTAGTTTCAAATTCAGATACATATCTTTCATCTGTTTTTAATATTCTAGATTCAATTTGATCTTTTTCTCTTTTTACAGATTGAGCATAAGATACTGCTTCTTCTCTTTGTCTTTCAGCTTCTCGCATTTTTTGAGTTAGTTTAGCAATACGTTTTTTAACGCCTTCGCTATACTCCTCTAACTCATCTTTTTTCTCTACAGGTTTTTCAACCTTTGCTTCTACAACAGGTTTTTCTTCCTCTTGTACAACTTCAATCTTCTCTTCCTTTTTCTCTTCTGCAACGGCTTTCGTCTGCTCGTTGTTGTCCAATGTAACTTCAGCGCCTTCTTCCTCGCCTACGTCTATCATCGGTTCTTTTTTCTTATCTTCCATTGGCATAGTGCCTCCTATGTTTAAATATGATGAAGAACATCTTCAGGATTTTTAATAGTCCCAAGTACTTCGTCATCGTTTAGTAGTCGCACTTCTCCACCTTCAATTGGTAATCTTGAACCCGCATAGCGAGCAAAAATTACCCAATCTCCTTTTTTACACCATGGACCTGTTGGGTATCTTTCTTTATCGTGATACGCTAATGGTCCAATTTTTAAAACATAACCACAGTTTGTAGCTATTCTTAATTTGTCTAATGATTCTTGTGCAATAATAATTCCACCTTTTGTTTTATCTTTAGGTGTAAATGGTAATACTAATAATCTCCAACCTGTTGGGTTTGGTAAACTATCAACTAAAGATTCAGATATATTTTCTGCTCTTATAGTTTTATCTTCAATTTTTTTATTTTCTTCTTGATATTTTTCTTCTAAACCTAGAACTGTTTTAGGTATTTCAGTCGAGTTTGATAACGTTTCCTTGCTCATTTTCCTTAAGCTCCTTTTTGTTTAGCAGGTTAGAGATTTCCTGTAATAAAAATTCGTATGTACGAATTTGTCCAAGTATATACTTGTAATCGGCCATATTGTCAACCCCACCAGAAGTGACCATTGTGGTCAAATTAGTTAGTTGAGTTTTCATGTATTTTTGTAATTTACTTGCTACGTCTACATCTTCCATCTTCTTCTCCTTTTGTTAGTTATATTAACAATTCCACTTACGTAGAGATTTATTAATTCTTGAATTTGGGTCTCTTGCAGTTTTTGCAGAGGTTAATCTTTTCTTCATCCCGCTCATGCGCGCGCAGAAAGATTTTCTTCTATTAGCTGCTTTTGATCCTTTTTTTAATTTACTTGGTTTAGTAGTTACTGCCATAGATAATTTAGAACCAGGATTTGCGGCTCTATAAGATGCAATACCTTTTCTATTTAATCCACCCGCTGGATTTTTACCTTCTTTACGTTGCCATGCAGGAGTTCTACCACCTGATGCCATCATAACTCGACCGTGTCCTCTTAATGCAATATCAGCCATTATTTTTTCTTCCTTTTCTTACCAGCAGCTACACAATTAGGAACTAATCTATTTCCTTTTTTCTTCATACCTTTTTGTTCGTAACCTTTCCAACAAGTTCCTCTTGGCATTATACTAATCCTCCGCTACTCATTTTTTTACGTTTTGAAAATGTTGCAACATTTGTAGGTTTAGGTCCTGTATTACCAGCGGCTCTTTTTCTTGCAACTGCAGAACGTCTTTGACCTTCTGACATTGCTCTAGCTTTTGCTAGTGGTACACATTTTGGATAACCTTTTCTTTTTTCACCTTTAGATCTTCCGCATGGAGCAAAAGAACCATCTTTACGTTTAGAACCAATGTCTACCCATTTCTCTTGAACCCATTTACGTAAGCTCATATTAATATTTTTTTGTAACTTTTCTTCTGTTTTCTAATACACCACCACAACCTTTAGCGATGCCACCTTGTTTATAATTAGATACCATTTTTCTCTCTTGAGAAATACTACCACCACCCATTTTCTTTTTTCGTCCACCAGGAACTATTTTACCTGAACATACTGCGCTCGCATACATGTTCGCGTACGCGCTCGGGTACACTTTAAATTTTGCTTTTGCAGCAGCTTTTCCTCTTGGACAAAGTTTAGCCATTACTTCCAACCTTTTTTAGCAAGTTTAGGGATTCCTTTTTTAACAAGTCCACCTTTTTTATATTCTGGAGTAACTTCAAATTTTAAACCTTCATCTATATCTCTCATCATTTTTGATGGAAATTTCTTTTTTCTTGCTCTTAATTCTTCAATATCTTTTTTATTTTTTTCAACTGTTCCATAAATATCTTCATTTCCTTCTTGAGCTTTTTTTAAATTTCTATCCATTATTTCTTCGCTCTCTTCTTGATATCTTCTTGTTTGACCTATAGTTTTTGCCATTTCACCTTTTATTTTACTTGTTTTTGGGTTTTTAACTTTAGGACTTACGCTTTTAATAACGCCAATACCTTTTAAAATAGTACCTGCCATTATCTTTTGCCTTTCATCATTTTGCCTTTTTTCTTCATTGACATATCTTTAGTTATCATATCAGCTTTTTTAATCATGCCACCTTTTTTCTTAATGACACCTCTACCTTTTAAAACATCTTTAAAAGTTACTTTGCCATCACCAGTTAAATCTGGAAATGCTTTACCGCCTTTTTTAAGTGCTTGTCTTGGTCTTATTTTATAATCGTTTCTCATGTTTTTTCCTATCCGTTTTCTTGTTGTTTATTCGCAGCTGGTTTGTTGGCTATTGTTCTAGCAACTGATTCTGCACTGCGTCCCACGACGTAACCGCCCAAACCTATCTGGAGAAGA